AATAAAAGAAAGCTAGACCCACCCTCACAGATATTAGGAACAAAATCTGATTCCTGTTTGATATTACCCATGATGGTTGCTAGAGCATTCTTATCTTTGATTCCTTGTTTTTGTAAGTAACTCAAAGCATAAGTTTCTGTTTGATTACACCCTTTACATTTCCAAATCTTTTCTTTATTTTCGACCTTCTTTTCTGTAATGTTTAGTTTTTCAGATTTGGTGTCTTTCTGATTTGAGAAGTCTTGAACAGTAAGTTCTAAACTTTCTTTTTCAGGCACTGGTGGAGCACTCACTGGTATTAAGAGTGGTGATTGAAACGCAGTTAAGACTGAAAGGGTGGCAATTGTTGATAGTAGCATTAAATTTGGTAGAATTCGACATCCGTATAGAAGGGGGGTGTACCAACCCTCTCGGGAGGCACCTTCCACGGCTCTAGGGGACACGATCAAGATCTCATAACGAACAAACCAATTCTTAAGAATTGATTAAATCATAGTATAGCACATATTTATCCAGGTGTCAACCCACAGATTTGAAAAGATTTATGAAGAAATCTGCGTCCAATACGACGAGAGGCTTTTTTAAATTTTTTTTCATAACCACAAGTGGCTCGTAGGGTCCACAATTTGCCTTAGCCTGATCATAGGCTTCCCAGACATTTAATTTTTCAACATTTTTACATTCAATTGAGAATGGAAATTTACTTCTGGCAGCTCTAGCCATAATTAAATCTTCCCCACCAGCACCCATTGAGCGAGATTCAATGTCTTCTGGGTGTATTTCTAACTGCTCTATAAGCTGATCTCTAACCCACTTCTGCAGGTTTCTTCCTTTAGCCTTAGCCGAACTAGGTTTCATTCCATTTTCCAGGGTGCTGATATAGTTATATAATCAACTTCAGAGGTTTATAGTTTAAAATTAGAAAAGGTATCGGTTTTAACATCTTGTTTAATTCCGCCGACCATATAGGATTCGACTTCAGTTTCCTGGGGAGCAACTTGAAGACCCTTAGATGAAATCCAATGCTCTGTCCAGGGAAGTGGATTATTTTTCATAGAAATATCATAGATTGGTTTAATGCCAATCGCCTTCATTCTACGATTTGCAATCCATTCCACATAATTACCAAGAAGTTTAGTGTTTAAGCCAATCATTGAACCATCTTGGAACAGATACTCTGCCCACCTACGTTCCTGATCAACACACACTTTAAATGCATTAATTACCCACGATTCTTCATCTTTAAGAATTTGTTGCATTTCTGGATCATCCCCCTCACGCCACTTGTTGAGGATATTTTGAGTGATGACAAGATGCTGATTTTCGTCTCTTGCGATGAGAGAGATAATCTTAGATGATCCTTCCATGAGTTTGAGTTCACCAAAAGCGAAGCTACAAGCAAACGAAACATAAAATCTAATCCCCTCTAAAATATTTACATTAGCGATAGCACGATAAAGCTTTCGCTTAAGCACCATTCGTTCACTTTTCCCAAGGTCAATACCTTCATTTGCAAACTCCCACAAATTGGAAGTTCCATAGAACTGTGCAGAATTTATAAAGTCATCATAAGCTTCAGTAACTGAAGAAGCTCTTTCTAAAATATGTTCATTAGTTAAAATAGTATCAAAAACTTCCGAAGGATCGGAATAAACATTTTTGATTATGTATGTATAGGATCTGGAGTGTATCATTTCCATAAATCCCCATACAGTCATACATGCTTCAAGTTCAGGAAGAGAACAATAAGGCGTAAATGCCATTCCAGGTCCACGACCCTGAACAGAATCAAGAAGAATTTGATACTTCAAATTTGAAGTAAATATATGTTTCTGTTCGGGGCGAAATGTTTGATAATCTGCACGATCCTTTTGAAGAGAAATTTCTTCAGGTCTCCAAAAATAACTCAACTGCTGTTGTGTTAGCTTTTCAAAAACAGGATACTTGTAGGAATCATATCTCTGCACACCAAGAGGTTTTCCAAAAAACATTGGTTGTTTTTTTGTTTCTGCTATTTCGGAATTAAATACGGTAATCCCTTGTAACATTTTAGTCTTTTGCGGTTGGATAGTTTTACTAACCTTAAATTTTGCAGCTTTCACAATCCTCTTCTCCAGAAGTTAACATTAAGTTGATCAAGTCATTTGTAGTTTTAGGTTCTTCAGTTACTTCGTCTGTTTTATTATCGTAAGTATTTTGGTAATAAGATGTCTTCCATCCATATTTGTAAGTAGTCAATAGGTCTTTAGCCATTTCCGACACAGGAACTTCATTATCTGGATAGTGTTCTGGGTTATAACTCCAGTTTCCAGATATTGCTTGGTCAAAAAACTTTTGCATTACAGCAACAATATTAATATACCCAGTGTTATTAGGCATATCCCAAAGCAAAGTATAGTTATTCTTAAGCGTTTGATACTGAGGTACAATTTGCTTAAGTGGACCCTTCTTAGACTTCTTAACCGATAAAAATCCTCTAGGGGGTTCGATGCCATTTGTGGCGTTTGATACTACCGAGCTGCTCTCTGACGGCATTTGTGCCGATAGTGTTGAATTTCGCAATCCATATTGGGCAATATTACTCCTTAGAGTTTCCCAATCATGTTGCAATGGAATGGCAGAAATTTCATCAACATCACGTTTATACGTATCAATGGGGAGAACCCCCTCAGAGTATTTAGTTCGATTAAAATATTCACAAGATCCCCGTTCTTTTGCAATCTGATTCGAAGATTTTAAAAGAAAATATTGAAAACTTTCAGAGAGACCGTGAACAGCATCCCAAGCCTCCTGAGAGTCGTACTTGTGCCCAAGCTTAGCCAAGTAATGTGCAAGTCCAATAAAGCCGATTCCAAGCGATCTACGGGCCCGTGTAGAGACCTCAGCAGCTCTGACAGGATACTCTTGATAATCGATAATTTCATCAAGACCCCTAACTGCAAGATCACAGACATCTTCAAAGTCATCATCGTTTTTAATTTTACCAACATTGATTGCAGACAAGATACACAACGCAACTTCACCATTAGGATCATCAATATGCTGAAGTGGTTTGGTGGGAAGTGTAATTTCTTGACAAAGATTACTCATCTCAACCTTATCAATAAAAGAACTATGAAAGTTACAATGGTCTATATTCATAATATAGATTCTTCCTGTTTCTGCACGTTCCTTAAGAAGGTTAAGAATGAGATCTTGGGCATTTACGGTTTTCTTTGGAACATCTGGATTATTTTCATATCCAATGTAGAGAGAATCAAACTCAATTGTTCCGAAAGAATCATAAAGTCCAGGTACATCATGTGGGGAGAAAAGTGTAATCTCACGATCTTGAATAAATCTTTCATAAAATATTTTACTAAGTTGAATTGAATAGTCAAGTTTACGAACACGATTATCTTCTGTTCCTTTATTGTTTTTGAGAACGAGAATATCTTCTATTTCTTGATGCCAAATTGGAAAGTGAACAGTTGCAGAACCCCCCCGGATACCATTTTGTGTGCAGCATCTAACAGTTGATTCAAATTTCTTAAGAAAGGGAACAACTCCAGTATGTTGAACTTCTCCACCCCGAATTTTAGCATTAATACCCCGGATACGACCGGCATTAATACCAATACCAGCCCTTTGTGCGACATATCTTCCAATAGCCATATCACTACTAAAGATACTATCAAGAGTATCATCAACATCAACCAAAACGCAAGATGCAAATTGACGAAGAGGTGTTCTGACTCCAGCCATAATTGGAGTTGGTAGACTAATCTTATGCTTCGAGATTGCATCATAGTATTTCTTCACATATGATAGTCTAGTCTCTTTGGGATATTCTGCAAATACTGTCATAGAAATAAGCATGTACATGAACTGAGGAGTTTCATAAACTCTTCCAGTACTCCTATCCTGCACCAAATACTTATCTACAACTTGACGCAATCCAGCATAAGTGAATAGAAAATCCCTAGTATGATTAATACACTTATCAAGTTCAAAAAATTCTGTTGAGTTATACTTACTAATAATCTCCCTATCATAAACCCCATTATCTACACATGACAATGTGTGTTTACTGAGTGTTGGTAATTCTCGGATTTTCCCATAAAGAGATTTTCTCAAGGAGAATAGAAGTAGCCTTGCAGCAACGTATTGATAGTTTGGGTTGTCTAGATCTATCAAATCTGACGCAGACCGAATTAATATTTGCTGGATTTCTCCCGTTGAGATACCATCATAAAATTGTATCCCAGATTGAATTTCAACTTGTGAGGCAGATACTCCAGCAAGATCTTTACAGGCTTCATCGACCATAACATGAAGCTTATCAAGATTCAATCGCTCAAGGGTTCCATTTCTCTTAATAACCTCTGTACCGTTGCTCATACTCGTTTCCATTCAGATAATTTTACTTTTGCTTGTAAACCAGTGTAAGTATTAGATTCTATCACGGATTTTATATCATGTCCAGCTAAGACCATATCATTTATATCCTTTTCGATAATTATCTCCGGCCAGATTACAGTAGGAAATCCTAAGTTAATCTGAGTTTCCATCTTTTCGACAATTTGCTTATTTCTACGTTCATTGTCATAAATGATAACAAAGTTAGTCTCAAAGTTGGAAAGGAAAAACATTTTGTCTAAATCCGCCCCAACCATCGCAAGTGAATTTTCTAAAAACATACTATCAAATGGGCCCTCAGTTACATAGATGGTTTTACCATAATCTACATCATCTAGTCCATATATTTTAGGATTATGCTTATCGAAAAGAATTGTAATGTACTTTACCTTGGAGTTTTTATTTAAACTTCGCCCCTGATATCCAAAAAATTTACCATGATTAAAAAGTGGAATTATAATTCGGGATTCCTCCAATTCTGTAGACTCGAAGGTATGAATTTGGGTATTTGTCCACTCCTTAAATTTTTCACAAAAGTATAATTTTGAAAGATAAGTTTCGGGTATCTGGCGATTTTCTAAATATTTTCTCGCAGGATGTGTTGTATTTAGTTCAGAAATTTTTGGAAGATCTATCTTAGGTTTAACTTTAAATTCTGGAGGCTTAAAGTCAAATATCGGGTTTGGAGTATTTGTAGCCTTTCCAGTTAATCCATTCTTATATCGTTCAAGTACATACTCACCATATAAAGTGCTATCTATATCCTTAATAAAATATCCCAGACTTTTTGATACACTACAATTATGACACTTAAAGTTATAGTCATTCTTATACTGATAAAGATAACCCCGTGTTTTAGATTTATTTTTTTGAGAATCGCCGCAATATGGGCAACGAAAGTTGTAGAGGCCTGTCTTTTTCTTTGAAAATTTTTCCAATCTTGAAGATATCATTCCAATATACTTATCTTCAATATAACTCATAGTAAAAGACCAGACACCTAGCAATATTACCAGATCCCACCGGATCTGTCAAGAAGTCATTTCCTAACTTTTTCTGGGTCTGGTACGTACCGATGCTCCATTCTATACCCCAACTCCCCCGGAGTAAGCCATCCCGAGGCTAGAGTCGATATAGCTGTCGCCAGAACTGCTGCAAATACACCAATACCGATGGTCATCCATTTAACTTTAATAATTTCTTCAATTTTAGTACTAATAGACTCCAATTGATCCTGAGTCTTATCATTCACTTCATCAATTCGATCACTTAAGTCAGTATCTTCAGCTTCCACGGATCTCTTAAGTTCTGTGATCATTTTAATAACAACTTCATCAGATCTGACTGCCTGCTCAAGTCTTTGATCGTGAATCGCAAGCATCTTTGAGATATTTTGATTTGTTTCACTAATTGCATCAATAGCACGTTCAATCTTATTCATCATTTGCTCATAGATGCTAAGTTTCTCTTCAAGAACTGCTACCTTCGTGTCTATTGATGTGTTGCTGTTAAACACGATTCTTCCTCCGAAATAGGTTCTGGTATTCGATTGGTAACTTTTTCGGTAACTTTCGTCTAAAATCGAGGGCCTGACTATCCTTTCGGACAAAATCCATGGGTTTATCATATCCTGCCACCGGTCCTTTAGAATTGGAATAATTTGTAAATCCAGACGTTCCAACGTTCATGGTTGGACTATCTTCACGAAGCTGTCTAATTATATTGATAATTCTATCTACGTTTATCATAGATTTTGAAGGTAAGTGAAACAGTTATTATCTATCTCAATATCATGTAAAATTGATCTAGGATATTCGGGGAATCTTTGGAGAAATATCATTACAGTCTTCACTGTACTCCAGAGTTCCCTATCAATTTTAAAAAATAAAAGTGGAGTTGCTGCTTCTCCAAAAATATTATAAAGAATGATAACGTGATTAATCAGTAAATGAGTTTTCAACTCTCCAGTATTTTTATACTGTTTCAGGAGTCTTTTGATATATTTAAACTTCTTCATGTCCTCAAGAAAATCTTCCTGAGTCACTGATTGTGGATTATCATAATGTTTAATGGCAAACATCAGGTAATTGTTTTCATTCAATTCATCAAATCTCATGTTAAGCCTTAATCTTCAGTGTAGTTGTTCCAATGCCCACCGAAGCAGTACTCCCGTTTCCTCCAACATTTGTAATGACAGCATTAAGAGTCGTTAGGATTCCAACATTATTAATATCAGTTCCAGTTCCAACAATTCCCCTTGAGCAATTAATTGAAAGAAAACTTCCAACTCCAACTAGACCAGATGGAACAGTAAATCTAAATATAGCTCTATTTGTAATCTGACCATTAAAATTTTGTTTAATATTATGATCAGAGCCAGAAATACTTCCAATAACATTTACTGGTATTGCGGTTCCAACGGAACTTGCTGTTGCAACAATATCCCCAGAGGAAACTTGAGTGCTTACTCCAGCAGCATTACGTTGAAGAATTCCAATAGTTGCTCCAGAAGAAACATAAACCAGTTCATTATAAACAACATGAACTTCACCAACCGTACCAGTTCCAATTCCACTGGTTCCACCAGCTCCAATACTCACTGGACTTGCATTATTAGGATCTGCGAAGAATACTGCCGTTGGAGTAGGACTATTCAAGCCTCTAGTATTTGCTCCACCTCCAGCAGTTGTCAATCCACTAATTGGAACAAGAATTTCATCATAAAATGAAGATGAAAGCCCGCCGTGAGTTTTAGTGCCGTAATTTCTATAAACCCAACCACGACCATCTGCAAAGCAGTTATGTGGTGTTCTATTTCTATCGGCTTCGGATAGAAATTTAGGTCTATTGAAGAAATTAGCTGATGTTTCAGTTGTCGTTGAGATGCCCCAGAGAGCCATGTTTCTTACCTATAACTTTTGTAATCCTAAGAATATTTATAAAAAATGGGGAGTGCATACCCCCCAACTTTAATTTATTATTTTTCGCAAAAATATCACAATAAAATCATATATACAATTTTCTTTAATTTTTTTATTTTTACCAAGCCATTCTGAAAATGCTAGTAGAAACCCCAAAGTAATAGTGAGGCCCCAATTTGCAAGCAGACAACTTATCATTTTACAAACTTAGTATCTACCGCACCAGTAAGCTGATTTGTGAAGAGTGCAACCTTAACTGTTGCAACAATTGTGTCATCAATACTATTATCGGTAGTCTTTACATATTTTTCAAGAAGTTGAACAACAAGTAACTTTACCTGAGGATTATTAGCAAGTTGTAAAATGAGTGGTTTTACTAACTTTAGAAGGTTTACCATTTTTCCATTGAATTCATCATCTTTATTTATAAAATCATACTCTAAATTGAGTTGCCTTTGGAATAGGATCTGGAAGCCTTACATTGAATCTTGGAATAATGTTAAAATCATCAAATTTGCGAGAACGAGAACCTGGTAGATTTCGTCCTCCAGGACCGGGAGGCTTGATAGGAGTGTCAGTACCGCCAGTAAGAGAAGTTGCAGTTTGAGTTTGGGTTTGCGTCTTAGTCTGTGCACCGACTTGAGATATAGTTCCGGTCCTAGTATTAAGAATAACTGGAATATTAAATTTAGTTTTTGGATTTGTCTTTGTGGGTTTTGGTGATGGTAGGGGTTGTGGATTTGGCTTTGTTTTAGGCGTTGTAAGTGGATTTGGCTTTGTTTTAGGCGTTGTAAGTGGATTTGGCTTTGTTTTAGGCGTTGTAAGTGGCCCTGGAGAACCTGGTTTAATTATTGGTGATTTTTTTGGGGCTGTAAGTGGTCCTGGAGGAGCTGGTTTAATTATTGGTTGTATTAACGGATTTGGTCTTGGTTTTGTTGGTAAAGGTGCAGTTTTTATTGGAGAAACCTTCAACGGTTTAAGTTTTACAGGTATTCTAGTAATGGCCTTAATTGCATTGCGAGCAATCATTCCTCTAAATTCATGAATATCTACAAGTTCTCCCCCAAGTTCATGAGCAAGAGTTTCTGCAGATTCCTTTACTTCATGTGAACAATCACATTCGGACTCAGCAGGTTTCTTTTTTTTTTTACTCTCGCCTTCGGGAGAATCTTCCCCCCTTTTAGCTAGCGTATTTTGAGCTTTAGTAGTTTCGACTATTTCAGGAAAATCTGTTCTCCAATTCGAGTACTGTTCAGCTTTAATTTTTTTCTTTTTGGATGAACGCTTTCCACCTTCTTCATCTTTTCCTAAGGCACCCGCAATAACATCTCCACGAGTTACCTTACCATAGGGTGGATAGTTATTTGCAAGATTGCCATCACCCTTCTCCTCAATATAATTAGCAGACTCCATCTTAGATGAAGATGCTCCAGAAGCAGCAGCAGTGGCACCAGTAGCAGAACCTTCATCTGCCCCAAGAATAACTACAGTTTTATATCTCTTTCTATACTCCGCAACTTGAGATGGCATAACATCCTTCTCAAAGGTAGATCCATCCTCTTTAGTAATTCTCACATGAATCTTACCAGCCTTGGCTTCAGATATAGAATCTACCTGAAAAACTCCTTCGGCTATAGAAAGTCCTAAAGCCTTAGCAAGTCTAGACTTTCTTTCTGGAGCCATCTTAGATCTTTTCAAATAAGCAACTACAGATTCCTTGCCCATATTTTTCATCTTATTACGAAGATCATATAGAGCTTGTGTTTCTTCGGCCTCATCACTCTTGTGCTGGCCATATTTTTCGGTAATATAACCTTCTTCAATTTCAGTTCTATAAGTTTCAAATACTTGCTGCCAAGGATTAGACATATCTCTATTTAAATTTTGTTCTAGATATATTTATTTAGTAAAGTTCTTTAGAATCTGCAATCCAAGGTTTAAATAATTCTCCATCATCAGTTAGACATATTAGATAATTAGTACCTCTTCGCATCACAGTTCCAGTCTTACCACTACTAATTTGCTCAACTAATGCCCCATCCCGGAATAAATTTCCTGAGAGATACTCTTCTCTAACTGTTAGTATTTTTGGTAAAGGCGCTTCTTCCTTAAGATAAGACTTGGCTTCATTTATGAAAGCTAAAAAAGTTTTCATTATACTAAACAGATGTCCTTAGGTGATTAAGTATTTTTTTGTCATTTAATTTAATGTATGATAGACCAAGTTTTTTTAGATTTTTATACTTGGCCTTTTCTTTACCATTACGTTTCAATTTTATCTGGCTATCCATAAAATATGAAAAATAGAGATAGAAATTCAGTAATACGTCTCTATCTTTCTTAATGTGCTGACCATCCTCAGCGTAGCTATTTAAAAAGTTATTAAAAATAACGCTAAGAAAATCCGGCATCATCACTAGTTTTATTTATTTATTAGAGATCTCCAACTTTCCGGTTTTCACTATAGTATGGGTCAAAATAACCACCAGGATAACGCTTCATCAACTTATTAACGTTTATGGCAACTACTTCATCCATAGTGATGTCTAGAGCAATACATGCCTGTGCGACATACCACATAATATCTCCCAGTTCAATTTTGAGATGAGTTTTATTATCCTCATTCCAAGGTTTTCCTTGAAACATCATCTTCTTAATAATTTCTAAAAATTCTCCACCCTCAGCATTGATTCCAACTCCAGCAGTCAGGAGTCTTTCAATACTTGCCCCCTCACTGTCAAGAACAGCCATGCGATCAGATAGTGAGGAAAAATTCTTAGAGGCATCAGATGTTACAGCATCTACAAATTCAGTATACTTAGTAAAGTCGATTTTCTTTTCCATTAAAATTTAAAACCTTCAAATTGTTTAGTAGATTCCTGTTTAGTATACTCGACTTCTTGTCCAGAGTCAAGTATTTCCTTTTGTGCATTTTGATCCACGTCATAGAGGCGCATTTTAGCCCTGTCAACACCGATCAAAAATTTTCGATTTGTCGTAAGGTCATTGTATCTATTCTTTAACTGTTTTACCATAATCTGCCCACGCTCTTCTAATTCTTCGGTACTAATAAGAGCAAACATGAAATCTGCAGTAGCAGGAAGACCAAAAGATTCAGAAGTATCGGTAAGTTCGACATTAGAACTATTGTAACCACTACGAGTAGTCTGAGTAGCAGACATAATGGGAACGTTAAATTCTACTGCAAGACCTCGAAGTTCTTCGGCAATAGATTTTACAAAAGTGTAACTATTAGTATTGTTACCCTTATATCTAGACGATGAGCAAATATTCAGATAGTCTATGAAGATAATATCAGGCTTAAAGGACTTCTTCATTGCCAATTCATTTAGAAGACTTTTAAAGTGTCCCGAATGAGCTGATGCTGTTGGGTATTCCTTGATAATAAGAGTACCAACAGTTTTCCTCATAATATTTGTGATTTTAGTTTCAAAATTCTGCCTTGGCATTTCGGACAAATCTCGAATATTCACATCTAATAAGTTTGCGTCAATTCGCTCAGCAATTTTCTCCTCTGCCATCTCAAGTGTGATGTAGAGAACATTGCGCCCTTGCAGTAAGCAGGAACTAGCAACGTGGCACATGAATAGACTTTTTCCGACCCCTGTACCAGCCAAAGCGATATTGAGAGTCTTAGAAGATATACCACCCTTTGTAATTTTATTAAAGTATTCCAAATCAAAGGGTATTTTTTGTTCAGTCTTGTGGTAGAATTCATACCTTTCCTTATAGTTTTTTAAATAATCGTGTCCAATATTATGATCAAAAGATACTGATAGTGCCTCACTCAATATGTGAGGAATGGAATCTCGATTCTTATCGCTGCTTTCATCATCAACAATATGAACAGATTCCATAAGTGCAAGATAGATTGCTCGTTCCTTACACCACTTTTCAGTAGAATTTATTAACCACTCAATCTCAACACTTTCAGATTTTAATTCTGCAATTATTAAATTGATATCCTTAACTTCGGTTTCATTCAAATCGGTTCTGTTAGATACCTCAATGAATAATATTTCCTTGGTAACAAGCTTATTATACTTTTCAATGAAGGAATAGATTTCTTCAAAGATTGATTTTTCGTTTTTTTCATGGAAATATTCCTTCTTGATGAAGGGAATTACCTTTCTGCAGTACTCATCATCATAAATCAAATTCCTTAAAATTGTTCGCTCAATTCTGTCCATTAAATGTAGTGTAAGTAAGTACTCATAATGTATTTTGAACCACTTACCGGGGGCTGTCCATTGTGTGGATACATCCACATTGGTGGGAACATCACAAGAGTACCACGCTTTGGTTGTAGTGTCAAGTCTTTAAACATCGTCTCCCCCCCAACTTCAACATCGTTTAAATACCAGAAAAACGAAAGATATCTTCTACTAGTATCTAAGGATTTTACATCAACATGGGTATCAAATGCATCATTCCCAGTATTCTCATACTTTTTAATTCTATACTGCTCAAATGCATGTTCTTCAGGAAAACAACGAGAATCAATAAACTCGTAGTACAAATTTCGATACTTAATTGTTTCATGTACTAGTGTCTCATGAGCTAGGGTCAATTCTTCACTTAAAGTATAATTTTCAGTAAGATTAATTTGTGTAAAATTTGGCTTCCTATCATTTTCAACTCTTTCGTGAAGATCTGTATTCTGATCATAGAAATCTATCAAAAATTGGCACATATCCGAACCCAGGGCATTTGGATATAGCTTAATTAAATCACAAAGCTGATCCATAGGAAAATTCCCCCTTGGCAATTACATCAAGTTTTTGCATTACTTCATCTGTGAAATATTTTTCTGGTTCTGCTAAAATCTGCTTTGCATAGAGTTTTTTACCATCCATTTCGTATCGCCCTGCGACGTTCTTCCACATTCCCCCAAGCTCACCAAGCTCAAGAAGACCATAGTACCTATCCAAACCACGCTCATCATAGAACAAACGGACTTCAACATTTTGATTTTCCTTACTTAAACGGGATTTGGCAGTTTTACACTTAATAATATTCCCAATGATTTCTGTTCCGTCTTTTTCTTTTTTCTTGGATAGATGAATAATAGTAGAAGCAGCATATTTGAGACCACTACCACCTCCCATTTCCTTGGTGGGAACATAAGCACCAATCACATCATAAGTGTGATTCGTCACAATCATTGGAATGTTTGCCTTACCTAGTTTCAATGTGAGCATACGGAATGCCCCCTTGATAAGTTGGGATTTGGTCATATCCCGCACCTCCTTGTCGTTCAGAGCATCGTTAATCTCCTTACTGGTCGAAAGCATTCCAAGAGAGTCTAACACGAACATACAGGGGCTGCGATCCCCCTCAGGCTTCTTCATATACAGATCAACTGCCTTGAGCGCCTTTCCACGAAACTCTTCTACTGTGACAACATTGACAACAACCAAGCGAGATGTGTCAATACTTCTACTCTCCAATAGGGATCGTGTGATTGCAGCTTCAGTATCGAAGTACAGGCAATACCCAGTAGGATTATTATCAAGGAAATTTTTGACCACTGCCAAACTAAAGAAAGTTTTCCCAGTACTTGATTCGCCCGCAATTGCAGTAATTTTATTACCAGATACCCCACCAAAGATACTCCCACTAACAAGAGCATTAAAAATGTATGAACCCGTGTCCACATAAGTTTCATTTTCAACAATATCTGCTGCAAGTTGGGTATACTCTCCACCAATCTCCTTTACAATGTCTTTTAAAAAATCCATAAGTGCCTCAAGTGAATAATGATTCTAGTGTGTGTGTTTTTTTATGAGACCAACCAATACTATTAAGAATTGACGTGATTGGATCTAAGAATGTTTTTGTAAATTGAAGGTTATAATCTACGTAGTTGAGAAGCCCAAATTCCTTTGGCAATTCTTGAAGATATGAAATAACATTTTCGCCCATTGGATTTGGCTTTTTCAGATAGCAAAATTTTACCTTTTCTCCATCACCAATAATACTATACTTGGTAGTTAAATTGTTAACTCTGAGCATATGATTATATAAAAGTGCTCCTCGAACAGCAATCGGAGTAGATTTCTTGTAGATGAAATCTGGGCACCGATACTTACTTATTGCATTTGCAGAACGTGGAAATGAGATCTGGTTTAATGGAAGTTTAGGAAACTCTCTCCTAAACTCATCAATAAATGATATGACATCACTTTCAGTTCCAACCATCATAAGTTTGATTGCCTGTTTAATCTTTACCCTACATGCAGAGGGAGTTGACGACTTAATGGCTTCAAGCCCCATAATTTTTAATTCAGGTTCCTGAAACCGCACTCCCTCAGAATCCCAAACATTTAAAGCATAACGCTTCTTACCAGTCCAGATTCCACGTTCCGCAATATTTTCACGTTTCATGCTCATCTTCTGCTGATAAGCATTCAGATATTCTGCTAATTCTTGATAAGAACTTTCAATATACTTTTCAAGTTCTACCCTACAGATTTTATCGAGAAAGGAAACAATTGCTTGACTAGTCTTCTCTCTTCCCGCAAATACCGCATCAACCATGGGACCCAAGTTAAGATACAGAGAATCAGTATCTGAGGCAATAACATAATCGATTCCCTTAGTTTTAGTAACTTTGTTTAAGTACTTATTCATTTTAGCCTCAATCCATCGGATTGATACTTGACCAGATGTGGTAATTGCCTCAGCATTCTCAAGCTTATAGTACCTAAAATATTGGTTACCAATTGCACCATAGGCAGAATTCAATTGAATCTTTCGAGCCATTTGGATATTATTATATCTGGCAATTTGGTTTTCTAAGTCTTTAGTTTTTTTCTTAGCATACTCCTTCTTAGCAGCAATCATCTTGTTTTTATAGATGACTCGTTCATCATAAATCTTCTGCATCAATTGAGGAAGAAATCCATGTATATCCTTTCGGTACATTGCCCCATTTGGGCATACCGAATATTCTGAGTAATCTTTAAACGAAATCTTCTGTTCAAGAATCTTATCAATAGATGCTGAAGGATGTCTAACATTTACCAAAGTTTCTGGAGAAATATTATACTGCATAATCAAGTGGGGATATAGTGAATTTAAGTCAAAACTCACAACCCAATCATATTTTCCAGGAACAGGTTCTTTTACATACGCACCCTTATACTTTTCATCTTTTTGAGAATGCTCCTTCGGGGGGATTACAATATTTTGATTTTTGAGGTAGTTGTAGATAATACTATCCCACATCTTCACTTGATAGAAAACATCTGCAAAATTTACCTTAGCGTCAAATGCCATGGTAATTGCAAGTTCAATTAGCTTAAGCTTATCCTCTAAGCGATCAACAAGTTCTACGTCAATAATATTATATTCTATGAATTTTTGCCAATCCTTAGTATAAAATTCCTTAAAGGTTTCAAATTCAGAGTGATCTAACTTATTTTGACCAAGTTCAACTTCAGCAATGTAGTCTAAACGATAGGATTCTCGATTCACATAAGTGAATTTTTTATAGAGATCTAGATAATCTAGAATAGTAACTCCAGCAATATCACATATGATATGATCTTTATGATTAATTTGGATTTCCTTTTCCGAAACAAGTTTCCATGGAGAAAGTCTTTTAGCTGCGTTTTCTCCAAGTATTCTAGATATTCTCTTGGAAATATATGGCATATCATAGAGACTACAGTTCCATCCAGTAACTACATCCGGAAAGTTGGTTTCCCAATAGCATAGAAATCTACTAAGAAGATTTGCTTCATCAGTACATTGAATATATTCAGAATTTTTCTGCTTAGTTGTAAATGGTTTACACCCCCAGGTAATAATTTCCTTGGTGGATGCATTTTGAATTGAAATAGCTAAAAGCTCTTCACAACAATCCTGGACAGTTGGAAATCCCCCCTCGGAAGCAACTTCAATGTCAATGGTGACGATATTAATATTTTTAATATCAAACTTTACTTCAGATTCGGAATAATTATCTGAGATAAATTGATAGATGTATCTATCATTACCATAGATATTAAAATTCTCTACGTCCTTATATTTTGCAAAAAATTCTCGACAATCCCGAACAAATCCCGGTTTAATTGGCTCAACATACCTTCCATCAAGAGTTTTATATTCACTCGGTTTGTCTGTTACTAAAAAGAGTGTTGGTGAATACTTTTCTCGTGATAGAAAGCTGCTTCCATTCTCATATCCCCGAACTAAAAATTCATTTCCTACTAATTGAACATTTGTATAAAACCGCATTAGTCGGATAATTTCATATACTGTTCCATCATTTTAGCATCGGGATCGCAGATTGTCAAGAAATTCTCGGAGGAGGTCATTACCTCAGTTTGACTCGTGTATCTTGGCCAGGAGACGAGGCGGGGAATTTCATTTAAAATTTCTTTAGGATTTATTAACCTACAATTTGGCATCCCAAAATCCGCAACAACTTCTTCAATTTTAGATACAATATAAGTACCATTCTTTAAAAGAATGCACTTAACCGAAATCTCTTCAGCTTCTTCAGATTCTTCAGATTCAACTGTAACTTCTGGTTCATATTCGTTGTACATGTCAATATACTCAAGATCGTCCATTTACATTCTCCAAGTAAGATTCTTCAACTTCATTTACAGGATTATATATCGATACTACCCAGTCTGGATTTATATAAAACTCAGTATCCTCAGACAATATTATCCAGGGAGTGAATGATAGTTTATAGGTTTTTTCTGTTTCTCGAACTTTATCCGAAACTTTAACAACATAGGGCTTAGTGAAGCAGTAGGAAACTAATCTATCCTCAGATAGAACTTCCTTCATATCACAAATAACTTCCTCATTAGACTTCAATAATGCAATTTTTATAGACATATAATTAAAGAGATAATTCCTTTACTTGTTTTGAATTAATGTATTGGGAAAATTTAGCTAGGTGTCCATTATTACGCAATTCCTTAAAGACTAAATTTTCAAGAGAAAACTCACCCCCCCGTTGAATTGCAACAGATCTCATATTTCTAATTTTTTCCTTTAACTTATTCATCTCAGAAATATCATCTGATTTTCCAGAAATGAAAATATCAATCATATCCATTATATCACGAGTTTTCATTTTAAGCAACCCAACATCTACATTGGGATTTAACTTCTTAGGTTTGACTAACCACTTACCATACTTAACAGAGTATACTCCTTGATTAGAAGGACGGGATGTACCCTCCTCCTCCGCATATAGTTCAACATCATGACCATATATCTTAATATCATGGGTCAATGCCCAAAGTTGTTTCTTACCCTTTAAGTAATCATCAATAAGATCCGGGCAATCTGGTAAATCCTTTTTATTAACAATTAAATGTAGATCGATATCAGAAAATTTTGTGTAATTATAGTTGGCATTTCCTCCAACTATAATCATATCCTTAATTGCAGTTCTTGGAATATTTGCAAAGTCTGCCCAAGCGTTCCCAATACGGATTAACTTAATTTTAATCTCAGACTTTAGAGTACTATCATCCCAAAGTTTTGGATTAAGATTTTCATGATACTTAAAGGTAATTTTTTGTTCAAAAAATTCTTCCAGTTTCATATCAATACTTACGTGATTTACGTTTTACTGGAGTTACATCAATATCTCTTACCCCAAATTCCTTATAATCCTTAAAGCCCAAATCTCGTGTGGTCTGGGTTGTAAGATCCGCCGACCTATCTCCCTCATATGGGCCACGATCAATTACCTTTGTGACTACACTTCTTCTAGTTTTTGGATCTGTTAATCTAACTTCACTACCAAGAGGTAAAGTTTTATGAGCAATTCCTGGAGTTGATGGACTTAAAACTTCGCCACTTGCAGTTTTATTTCCATACAATCCAGGACCATAAGAACTGGCTTTACCAATTACAGCAAATGGTGCTTCTGAAATAAAATCATTGAATGATTTCATATACCTTATGTTTCTGACGTTCTAGGATAACTGTATTTAGTTTAATTACAAACACCCCATATAGTATCAATCATAAAAAAGGGGAGTCTTAAACTCCCCACAAGACTATTCGGTTTCCTGCAACTTTTTCTTTTTACCAATATTATACTTAGTTTCAAGAGTCCACTCATCCTTTTCCTTGTAGGAAAGGACCTTAATTTGATTGAGTGGAGCAATATCCATAATTTTGTCTACATCAACAACAGAAATGAGACCCCAATCGGCTAGAAGTTGAGTAATACGATTTCTTCGTTGCATATCATTCACCGTCAAATTCGTATGTTTACCATCGAGAGCAAACAACTCCTTGAAGTGAACAATATAATATCTTCCTTGTTTATGTAAAATATGACAAGACTGATATAGTGTCTTTTCCTTTCTACTAGCTACACCAATTCTAGTAAGAGTTTCACGAACTTTCAGAAAATCATCAGGTTCATTTAACATCACTTCCACCATTTTATCTGGCGACCAATTTACTTCCGGCTCTTGTACAACACTCATTTCATTCCTCCAGTTTCAATCTTATCCCGAATAAGTTTAATTTGATCTTTAGTTAAAATTTTCAAAGCATGTTCTGCCTTCTCATTACTATAGCCATAGTAAGATTTGACACATTCAAGATCTTTGTCAATTTCTTTTCTGAGCCAGGGAGAAAATCTCGCCCTTTTTCTTAAAGTATTTATGTAAAAATCATATTGTAATTTTTTATCTAAAGATGAGTATATATTCATCTCATTAGAATACATTATAGAATCAATAGAACCAGAAAGACACTTATTGATGACATAAGGAACATAGGAACTTACGCTTTCTGGATCGGTGTCCATAATATTAGTCTTTGTCTGGTTTATTGAGTTTAACCAATCCTTAAGTTCTGTCTTCATAAAATGTACTTTAAGTAATTGAGTCTTTTCATTCCAGATACCTAATCTCATCAACTATTCCAGAAATTACAGCAGTCTTAAGTGCACTATCGGAATAAGAATTCAACTTAGGTTTTGCTGAAAAATAAATCACATACTTAATATCTGGTTTGTAGTATTTAATCAGTGCTCCAGATGCAATAGCTTTTTTGACATTATCAGTTCTAAGTGCTCCTGGTCGTTTTTTATGTCCAGGATTTCCACCCTTACACTCACAATATTCATATCCATCAGCTATAAAATCAATTTCACATCCAGCAAGTTGAATGCATACATTTTTTTCAATATTAGTAAATCCCCTAGCAATTAAATCTACCTCAACCTTAGATTCAAATTCATCACCACTAAGCTTACTCTCTGCTTGAAAATTAATCATTTAAATTTCCCCACTGCCATAATTTCAGTCAACGCTGCAAGTAAATTTATTTCCTGATCCGCAACAAATGCCGATTGATATTGATACTTTGCAATAATTAAAACGGTTTCTGCAATACTTGGACCATCTAGGTATTCGTATAAGGAATCATATACCTTACGCAAAATAGTATTGGGATTATTATCCATATTAGAAACAATCCACTTACGAACTTCTGTGAAATTTTTTTCACGTAAATGTTTAATTAATTCGTTTACTCTAACATCAGAAAATGTAGAAAGAATCTCAGAGTCAATCCTACCGGATGTAGAATGTCGTTGACATTCGTTAAGAACTCTTCTCCAATCTGGAAAGTGTTTTTGAATCAGATGTGCTAGAACTTTATCATCTGCTTCAATTTTCTCTTGATCCAGGATAGTTTTGAGCCGTTCAAAGAACTTTGCTGAAAGTTTTGGTTTGTCTTTGGGCTTAATTCCAAACTCCACAACGGCACAACGGGAATGAAGTGGTTCAATGATTTTGTTTTTGTAGTTACATGTGAAGATGAATCTACAGTTGTTATAAAACGTCTCAATATTAGCCCGTAGAAGGAGTTGTACATCATTGGTCGTGTTATCACATTCGTCAATGATGATGACTTTATGTTTAGAAGTTGCATGAAGCGATACGGTCGAAGCGAAGTTCTTTGCTTGGTTCCGTACCGTGTCCAAAAATCGTCCTTCATCAGATCCGTTGATAACATAAAAATCTACTCCCAATTCATTACATAGTGCTTTTGCTACTGTTGTCTTACCAATTCCTGGAGGACCTGCAAGAAGAAGATTTGGAATCTCACCCTTCTCAACAAAGTCTAAAAAAGTTTTTTTAATATCATCAGGAAGAATACAATCCGCAATTTTATTTGGACGGTATTTTTCTACAAATAAGAAATCACTTCGTTCTTTCATAATTTAAATAAGTTCAAAGGTAATAATAATCTGCGAATAATCTCAATCTCTATGGACTTTCACTTTATGAATAGAAAATGCCAGGTCTGGTATCGGGCGTGATTC